TTACAGCAGAGTCTGCTTTGACTTATCCGCCTGTATGGCATTGCGTCAGTAAAATTAGCGGCGCATTTATGATTATGCCTCTAAATTTATTGAGGCAGCAAGGCAGAAGCAGAACGGTTCAAGATCGCCATCCTGTTTATCAACTTCTCCGCTGGCGACCAAATGCATTTCAGACGCCAGCCCAGTGGAAACGGCAGATGATGTGTCATGCTCTGCTATGGGGAAACGCTAGGAGCTATATAAGAAAAGAAAACGGAGTTCCTGTTGAGCTAATTCCACTAATGCCCGATAGAACAATCACGGAATTGCGAGATGGAGTAAAAGTTCATGCGACTATTATCGATCGCGATAGCCGATTAAGTATCTACGAAGATATGGGGCAGAATCCTGAAAAGACATTGGTGTTTCCTGATTCTAGTGTATGGCATGTACCAGGGCTTGGTTTTGACGGAGTTGAAGGCAAAAGCTTAATTCGCATAGCAGAACAAAGCTGGGGTATCGGCTTAGATCAGCAAAACCAAGTAGCTTCACAACAAAAAAAAGGATATGCGGGCGGTCTAATGCTCGAAGCACCCTTAGGTGCATTTCGTAATGAAGGAGATGCCAAGGAATTTTTGAAGTCGTTTCGTGAGCTACACGAGGGGTCTGACAATAGCGGTAAAATTGGCATGCTACGCGAAGGAATTAAAGCTAATGTTTTAAGCATGAGCAATCAAGATGCGCAGTTCATAGAACAACGAAGATTTCAAAGAGAAGATGCCGCACTGCTATTTCTATTGGAAGGCATTCTGGGAGACTCGTCGAATGCATCGTTTGCTAGTTTAGAGCAGCGCAACCTATCTTATCGGCAAAATTGTTTAGCACCGTGGACGACTGCCTGGGAAGAAGAGTCGGAACTTAAATTGCTGAACGACAGCGAAAGGAATCGCGGTTATTATTTTAAATTTAATGACGGAGCATTACTGAGAACTGAAAAAGCAATAACGATGGCGTTCGGATCTCAAGGTATTGCTGCCAGAGTTTTGTCGCCAAATGAAGTGCGTGAATTATTCGACCTGAACCCGTACGACGGCGGCGATACATATGAAAACCCAGCCATCACGCCTGGATCAGCCTCAGATTCAGAAGATCAACCTGATCCGACTGATAATTCGCCAGATATGGCGCAACCCACAAACCGAGCCATGGAATTGATGATTCGCAATTTGCTCAGCGTCGAGGCTAAACGTATAAACGACTTTGCTAAAAATTCCGCAAACTTCATTGAGAAATCTGAGGCATGGCTTCGCAATTGGGAGAGAAAGCTTGCAGATGACATTGAGACTTTAGGTGGTGATCGCAAGATTGCCACAGAACATTGTTTGGAAACTAGGAATAGAATTTTGGCTGCGTGCGAATGTCAGCCAGAAGAATTGCAGGCAAAGATTGCACAAGCGACTGCGTCTTGGACCAACCGGGTTTATCACTTAATTGAGGAAATTGCGAAATGCTTAAAGTAAATGCAAAAACCAGCGAAATTTTTATTTACGATGTAATTGGTAAGGATTTTTATGGAGGCGGAGTTGATGCTAAACAAGTAGTTGAAGCATTAGATTCGTTAAATGGAAAACGAGCCACCGTAAGGATTAATAGTCCTGGCGGAGTAGCCGACGAGGGAATTGCAATTTTTAACGCCCTAAAGCGATACCACGGAGGTGTAGATACAATAGTTGATTCTTTAGCTGCGTCTGCTGCTAGCGTTGTGGCATTGGCGGGTGAATCTAGACTTACTGCGCCCGGTGCTAGGTGGATGATTCACAGAGCGATGACTGTAGCCATTGGCAATTCAGAGGATTTAACAAAAGCCGCAGAGACGTTAGCAACATATGATCAGTCGTTAGTCGAGATTTATTCTAAGTATATGCCATCAGATACAGACATTTTAGCGTTGATGTCTGCCGAAACTTGGTATACAGCATCAGAAGCTATCGACATAGGCCTGAGTAACGGAACTGTTGAACCAGTGTCTGCGTCTCCAATGAATGCCGCTTGGTTTCATAAAGCACCAATCGACTTAGCTGACCTACCAATGGCTGTAATGAAACCAAAAGTAACTTCAAAATCTTTTATCGAAAAATTTTATTCTAGGTAATGGAATCGGTTCATTTATTTTGCTAATTTAAATAAATCAGCAAAATGACGAGTAGCAACTAGTGAGCGGCGAAAGTTCTATAGCTGAAAATGTTTCGTTACATTTTCTGCTATCGGGCACGCCGCTTTTCGCGTTTTATAGTCCGATAGCTACAAACTAGAGGACGCGTAAAATGAAATCGTCAAGTGAAATTCGCAATGAACTGTCTGAAATCGTAGCTAAAGCAGAGGCGCTTCACGACTTGGTAAATCAAGAAGGTCGTGATCTCCATGATGCGGAAAAGCTGGAAATTCACAATTTAGCAGAGCGGCGTGAAGTTCTTAATGCTTCTCTTGATACTGCTATTAAGTACGAAGCTATTTTGGCCAGCAAGATGCAGCCAAAAATTGAAGCTCGTATTGCAGAAAACAAGCCAGATGGATCTAAGCTTCCGGTGCGTGTTTTGTCAAGCTTTCGCAAAGGTGTATTTTCAACTGCTGACGACGCATACGCTAGCGGACAGTTTTTCTTGGCCACGATTTATAACAATCGCAAGGCTAAAGAGTTCTGTCGCGAGCGAGGTTTGATTCGCAATGCTATGAGTACTGGCGATAACACCAAGGGCGGATTCCTTGTGCCAGAACCTCTTGAAGCAGCAATCGTTGAATTGCGGGAGCAATATGGAGTTTTTGCACGATACGCTCAACCATGGACAATGAGCGATAGCGTACAAAACGTTCCTAAGCTCGGCGGTGAAGTCACTGCATACTATGTAGGTGAAAATGCTGCTATCACTCCTGCAGACGTATCGTTGAATTTAGTGCGCCTAGAAGCTAAGAAATTAGCCACCTTAACAGCGGTTACTAGCGAGTTGAACGAAGATAGTGTATTAAGCGTAGCTGATATTCTAGCCCGTTCGATCGCACAAACCTACGCCAATAAAGAGGATGAGGCCGGCTTCAACGGTGACGGCACTTCTACCTACGGCGGAATCGTTGGTGTTAAGTCAGCTCTTGCAGCTGGTAGCATTTACGATGCTATTTCCGGTAACAACACGTTTGCCACGCTCGACCTTGAGGATTTTGAGGCTGTTATCGGCAAGCGTAAGATGTATGCGAATAGCTCGCCAGTATGGTTCATCAGCCAAAACGGGTGGGCTAACTCCATGCTGCGTTTGGCTATGGCTGCCGGTGCTAACACCGGCATGAGCATCGCTGACGGCATGCCTCTGCAATTTATGGGCTATCCCGTTGTCATCAGCCAAGTCTTGCCAAGTGCTCTCACCAGCACCGGCTCGACGATCGCCTGTTACTTCGGTGACCTAGCACAAGCTGCAATCCTTGGTCGTCGTCGTGGCCTGAGCATCCAAGCCGATAGCTCTTACTACTTTAACCAAGATGCGATTGCGATCCGCTCGACCCAGCGTTTCGACATCAATGTTCATGACTGTGGTGGCGCATCTGCTGCTGGTGGTCTGATCGCCCTGAAGTTTGCTGCCTAATCCATCGAGCCATCGTTCGCTCCGGTGGACCCGCCCTAGTCTAGCTCCGGCTAGCTAGGGCAACTTTAAGTTCGTATTATAAAACACGCAATAGGATATTAAAAATGAAACCTTCGCAAGCTATTGTTCGGTCGTCCGTATTGGCTCCAATTGCCGCAGCAACTACAGCGCGCACCGCAGCCATTGATTGTCAAGGTGCTGACTATGCCAGCATCGTTTTCCACATCGGTGCGGAATTGAATACCAATTCGACCAATGTGGCCTTGAATCTCAAGGAATCTGACACCAATGCCGCCACGGCATACGTCACGTTCAACAGTGCTTTCGCTGTCACCGCAGACAATACCAATGCCACGGTACAAGTCTTTAACGTGGACCTCAAAGGCCGCAAGCGATATTTGCAAGTATCGGTAACCCCTGATACGACCACCAATGGCACTGTGATTTCTTCATGCAGTGTAGGATTGGTCAAAGAAGTCCAAGGTGCTAACAGCGGAAACGCTGACCAAGTAGTCGTTGGCTAAATTTAACACCCATCGGAGCGAACAAGATGGAATTAAAAGTAGCGGCTGTGATGACAGCCCCACGGTACGAAAATACTACTTGCCGAAACTATATTGAGCGAGCCCTTAAGAAACTGCAAATTCCATTGACAGTTTCAGGCGGCGTGTACTACGGCCAGTGTATGCAAAAGATGTTTGAGCAATTGGTGCATACTGATTGTCAGTACATCGTGACGGTTGATGGCGACTCGTTTTTTACTGACAAGCAATTATTGCGTATGATCTCGGTAATCCATCAGGAAGATCAGATCGACGCACTGGCCTCGATGCAAGTACGGCGAGGTAAGCCAACGTTGCTAGGTACAGTACACGGTGGTCGCAAGGTTGGCGATGATACAATGCAGATTGACTTCAATGGCTATCCACTAAAGGCACGCACGGCACATTTCGGCCTGACCGTGATTGATGTTGCGAAACTGCGGAAAGTCGAAAAGCCTTGGTTCTTTGCAGAACCTAATGCTGACGGTGGCTGGGATGGCGACAAAATTGATGATGATGTGTGGTTTTGGTTACAGTGGGAACGGGCTGGTAATTCAGTCTACATTGACTGCGACACACGCATCGGTCACCTTGAGGAAATGGTAGCCTGCTTTGACAGTAAGATGCAGCCTATGCACCTTTACCCGTCAGATTGGCTGACAGCACATGAAGCTTGAGATTGTTAAACGCTGGGCTGGGTTTAGACTTGGCTCGCTCATAGATATAGATGATGGACTTGCAAATCTGCTAATCCGCAAGGGAATCGCAATTCATGTCGGAAACAGAAACATCGAGAGCGATGCTGGTAACGGCTCCGGTCAGCGAGCCGATAACCCTAGCGGAAGCG